ACATTAAGAGAGATGTTAAATGCCAAATGATAATAATCATCTTAATGATAAAGAAATTCGCTTAGAAATATTGCGGTTGATAAAGGAAGCAGGTTCTGAACAACAGAAAAATAATCCCTTGCCAATCGCAGATATTTACTATAAGTGGATTAACAGTAAGACAATTCGAAAGAACCTTACAGACAAGAAGGAATAGACTCTAGTCTAACAGACTTTAAATGCAAGAGATGCCTACCATTTGGTGGAGAACCTTTCTGATTATTTTAAATCAACAATAATATGGAGAGACAATTATGTCGACAAATATAACTACAGCATTTGTACAGCAGTATTCTGCTAACATTCAAATGCTATCTCAACAAATGGGATCGTTATTAAGAGACAAAGTCAGAGCTGAAAGTGTTACAGGTAAAAATGCTTTCTTCGATCAAGTTGGTTCAGTAACTGCGGTTTTAAAAACTAGCAGACATTCGGACACTCCTCAAATAGATACACCTCACTCAAGAAGAAGAGTATCTCTTGCGGATTACGAATTTGCTGATCTTATTGATCAACAAGACAAAGTAAGACTCTTAATCGATCCTACTTCATCTTACGCTCAAGCCGCTGCTATGGCAATGGGAAGAGCAATGGATGATGTGATTATCGCTGCTGCAACTGGTGTTGCCTTTACAGGTGAAACAGGTGCAACTTCGACTAATGCTCAAACTGCAATCGCTGCAGGTGGAGCTGGTTTAACAATTGCAAAATTAAGAACTGCTAAGCAGACTTTTGATCTAGCAAGTGTTGATCCTTCAATCCCAAGACACATTGTCGTGGGACCAGAGCAAATCACAAACCTTTTAGCAACAACTGAAGTAACAAGTTCTGATTTCAATACTGTAAAAGCATTAGTACAGGGTGAATTAGACTCGTTTCTTGGGTTTAAATTTACTGTATCAAATAGACTTGCAAAATCTGGTAATGACAGAACTTGTATAGCCTTCGCTCAAGATGGTATCACTCTTGGAATTGGTAAAGATGTAAGTGCGAGAATAGACGAAAGAGCCGACAAATCTTACGCTACTCAAGTTTACTACTGCCAATCAATCGGTGCTACTAGAATGGAAGAAGCAAAAGTTCTTGGTATAGTATGTCAAGAAGCATAATAGGAGATATATATGACAACTAAAAATACAGACCTAGTAGCTAATTTTGAAGCTACTCCTCAAGTTGCAAATAGTGCTGCTGAATTAGCAGGTGTTCTTAGAACAGCTCATGGTTCAGTTGAACTTGCAGCAGGAGACAGTACGGATAATGATATTGTTATGTTATCACCAATTCCAAGTAATGCTGCTTTACCAACTTTATTTGTTGGTTCAGACACATTCGGTGGTTCGTGTACATTCAATGTTGGTGTCTATAAAACTGACGGAACAGTAAAAGATGAAGATGTTTTTGCATCAGCAGTAGCTGACGCTGGAGCTATGGCAGATGTTCGTTATGAAGCTGCAGATCTTAATACTGGTTCTAAGAAGCTATGGGAACTTGCTGGAGACAGCGAAGATCCAGGTGGATATTACTATGTTGCTATTACTTTTAGTGCTACTGGCGGAACTGCTGGTACATTAAATTGGAATATTAGCTACGTTGTAGATTAATAAAAAATATTTTAGGGGGTGGAAGCGAGAGTGGAAACCCCCTAGAGTGCATGAAAAAGATACAAGATTTAAAACCTGTATTACATTTTAAAAAAGATAACTATGTATACAGATATGTGTTAGTAGATAGGTTTAAACATGATACCAAGTATCATTATGGCTTTGATATTAAAGCAGAGAAAACTAAAGTAGAAATATTTGCTTTAGAAAAAGATAGACAGATAAGGCGTAAGTATATTATAAGGAAGTAGTATGGCATCAACAGTAGAAATTTGTAACGGAGCATTAAATCAACTAGGTGCAACAACTATACTTTCACTTACAGAAGATTCAAAAAACGCTAGACTTTGCAATCAAAGATATACTCAAGTAAGAGATAGTGTGTTTAGATCACATCCTTGGAATTGTTTACAAAAAAGAATTGAACTAGCAGCAGATACTACAGCTCCTGCATGGGGTTTTAAAACTTCTTTTACATTACCATCAGATTGCCTAAGACTACTTAGAATATTAGATTATGAATCTAATTATAAAGTAGAAGGTAGAAAAATTTTAAGCAACACATCTACTATGAAAATATTATACATTAGTAGAGTTACTGATGCTAATGAGTATGATGAATTATTAAGAGAAACTTTATCTGCAGCATTAGGTGCTGACATTGCTTTTGGAGTTACTTCTAATAATCAAACAGCTCAAAATATGTATTCATTATTTCAAGACAAATTAAGAGATGCTAGATTTGTAGATTCAACTGAAGGTCAAAACATAGATCAAGATTTAGGCATGACAGATGCTATAGACGCAGGTAGTTTTATAAACTCAAGGTATTAATCAATGGCTAGAGTTGCAGTTCAATTAACGAACTTTACAGGTGGTGAACTATCTCCAAGATTAGATGGTAGAAACGATTTAGCAAAATATGCTTCTGGTTGTGCAACCTTAGAAAATTTAGTTGTATATCCTCATGGTAGTGCTGCTCGTAGACCAGGTACAAACTTTGTAGCTCAAGTTGCTGACAGCGACAATAAAACAAGATTAATTCCTTTTGAATTTTCTACAACACAAACTTATATGTTAGAATTTTCTAATTTAAAAATTAGAGTATTTAAAAATAATGGTTCTGTATTAGAAGGTAATAAAACTATAACAGCAATAACAAAAGCTAATCCAGGAGTAATTACTTCTAACTCACATGGCTATTTAACTGGAGACGAAATACTTATTACTTCTATTGTTGGTATGACAGAACTTAATAATAAAAATTTTTTAGTTGTTAAAATAGATGCTAATACTTTTTCTTTAACAGATAAAGATGGTGTAGCAATTAATACTACAAACTTTACTACTTACAGTTCAGCAGGAACTATGAATAGAGTTTTTGAAATAACAACTCCTTACTTAACAGCAGAATTGTTTGACATAAAATTTGCACAATCAGCAGATGTTATGTACATAACTCATCCATCACATCAAGCATCTAAGTTATCAAGAACAGGTCATACCTCATGGAGTTTAGATGAAGTTGATTTTATTAAAGGACCATTCTTAGATCCAAATATTACTACAACAACATTAACACCATCTTCTGCTTCAACAGGATCAAGAAATATTACTGCATCAGCTACTACAGGTATTAATAGTGGGTCTGGATTCTTAGCAACAGATGTTGGTAGACAAATACATTTTAATAGTGGTTATGCAACGATTACCTCTATAACAAGCACTACAGTTGTAGTGGCTACAGTTACTATAGCTTTTGCAAATGCTAACGCAATAACCAATTGGTTTCTTGGTGCGTTTTCAGATACCACAGGTCATCCTTCTTGCGTAACTTTTTTTGAACAACGATTGATATTTGCTGCAACACTAAACAATCCACAAACAGTTTACTTTTCAAAGTCTGGTGATTATGAAAATATGGATGCTAATCTTGGTGGAACGATTGCAGATGATGATGCAATTATTTATACAATCGCATCTAATCAAGTAAATGCAATTAGATTTTTAGCATCAACAAGAACTTTAGTTATAGGTACAGCAGGTGGTGAATTTGCAGTAAGTGGAGGTGGAGATAACAACGCTGTAACTCCTACTAACATTATGATTAAAAAACAATCTAACCATGGTGCTGCAAACATAGATGCTATCTCTGTAGGTAACGCTACATTATTTTTGCAACGTGCTAGAAGAAAAATTAGAGAACTAGCTTACAACTTTGATGTTGATGGTTATGTAGCTCCAGATATGACTATCCTTGCAGAACACATTACTGAAGGTGGATTAACACAACTTGCATACCAACAAGAACCTAATCAAATTATTTATGCTACCAGAGAAGATGGTGAGTTAATTGGTTTAACTTATCAAAGAGAACAACAAGTAACAGCTTGGCATAGACACGTTTTTGGTGGAAGATTTGGTATAGCAACAATTACAGTTTCCGATTATGCAAACATTGCAGTTGGTAACAAAATAATTTTAACAAAATCAAATGGTACAATCGCTACTTTTACAAGTCAATCTTCATCTAGTGATGCACCTATAGGAATAGATGGATGGCGACCTTTTCAAAGCAACAATACAACAGCTACTAATATTAAAACTGCAATAAATAATCATGCTAATTTTACCGCAACAGTATCTGGTGCAGTTGTAACAATTACTGAAACTGCACATGAAGCAACAGGATATTTAACTGTTAAAAGTTTTGACAGTACAAGATTAACTGCAACAAGTGAAGGTAAGGCAGTAGTAGAAAGTGTAGCTGTTATTCCAACTGATGATAAAGAATATCAAACATGGGTAATTGTTAAAAGAACAATTAATGGAATAACTAGAAGATATGTTGAATATTTAAATGAACTTGATTTTGACGAAACAGATAACTCATCATTTAATTTTTTAGATAGTGCATTAAGTTATAGTGGTACACCCATTACAAATATTTCTGGATTACAACATCTTGAAGGTCAAGTTGTTTCTATATTAGCAGATGGTGCAACGCACCCAAATAAAACTGTTACAGATGGTGCAATAACTTTAGATCGTGCATCAAAAAATGTTAAGATTGGTTTAGCTTTTATATCTTTATTGCAGACTATGAGGCTAGATGCTGGATCACAAGATGGTACATCACAAGGTAAGACTAAAAGAATATATGATATTACAGTAAGAATGTATGAAAGTATTGGTATAGAAGTTGGACCAGACTTATCTCAAATGGAAAGAATACCATTTAGAAGTTCTGCTGATTTAATGGATGAAGGTATACCTCCATTTACAGGAGATAAAGAAGTAGAATTTAGAGGAAACTACGAGACAGATGGGTTTATTTTTGTTAGACAAACACAACCTTTACCTTTTACAATTTTATCGTTATACCCAAGGTTAGTAACAAATGATGGATAATATATTATATATAGTGCCTTATACCGCACAACATGGAAAATTTATTTTATCTCAACAAATGAATCATAAAGTATTAGAAGCAGACAGACATTACATTAATGTTGATGGTGATGCTAGAAACTTAGAACAAGATCATTTAGCATTTACTGGTATCATTAATGACAAACCTATTTTTGCTGCAGGAATGAAAATGGTTTGGGGTCAAGTTGCTGAAGGTTGGGTAATTGCAACAAATGAAATGTGGAAATATCCATTAAGTATTGCTAAAGCAATTAAAAAAGATTTTGCTAGAGTTGCAAAAGAAAATAATATTACTAGAGTTCAATCTGCAATTAGAAAAGATTTTTCTGAAGGTCAAAGATTTGCAGAGTGGTTAGGTTTAGAAAAAGAAGGTTTGATGAGAAAATGGGGTTTTGATGGTTCAGACCAATATATGTATGCGAGGTTATTCTAATGGGTTGGGTAACAGCAGTAACATCAGTAGTAGCAGCACAACAAGCATCTGCAACAGGTAAATATAATCAAGCTGTTCAAGAAAGAAATGCTACAGTTTCAGAACAAGAAGCTGAAAGACTTGAACAACAAAATGAATTTGATCTTGCTAGATTTGACCAACAATTTTCACAATTACAAGGTCAAACTAAAACTGCTATATTAAAATCTGGTGCACAGTTATCTGGATCTGGTTTAAATATTATGAGATATAATGCCGAACAAGCTGAAATAGAAAAAGATATTTTAACTTACAATTCTAAAGTTGCACAATCAAGAAAATTAGAAGAAGCAAACTTTGCAAGAATGTCTGGACAAATGGCAAGAATGGAAGCAAGATCGGCACAGTTAGGGTATTATGCTCAAGCAGGTCAAAGTTTAATGACTAACTATGGGTAACTATGAGAAATTATAAATCAGAATACGAAAATTATCACTCTAAAGCAAAACAAAAAAAGAATAGAGCTGGTAGAAATACTGCAAGAAGAATTATGAAAAAAAAACTTGGTTCTAGCATATTAGGTCGTGATGTAGATCATAAAGATAGAAACCCTAGAAATAACAGTAAAAGTAATTTAAGAGTAAGATCTAAATCTTCTAACAGATCAAGGAATCAATAATGCCAAAAATACCTACATTTGCAGCAAGAGGTAGACCAACAGCAGAGGTTGGTTCTATTAAATCAAATATAAAACTTAATCCAAGAAGTTCTATAGCAGCTTCATTATTACCTGCGGCTCAAGCTATTGATGAATATTATATTAAACAAAGAAATCTAGAAGAAAAAACAGAAGCTAATAAAAAATTTTTTGAAATTCAAAATGAAGTAGAAAAAACTCAAGAAAAAGTTTCAAAAGATTTTAATGAAAACAATGCAATTAATACATTTAACACAGGTTATAATACTGTAAAAAATCAAGTTCTTTCTACAACATCAAATAAAAGAGTAAAACAATTATTAGAAACAAAATTAGATATTGAATATCCAGAATATTTATTAACAGTTAAAAGAAATTCAAGAGATGCTTTACAAGTAGAAAATCTTTCACTACATGACTCTTTACAAAATACTTTAATGGCTAAACATTATTTAGCTTCTGGTGAACAAAAAGATATTATTAAAAATCAACTAATTAATAATGAAATAGATTTTAGTAATAATTGGGAAACAGGAAAAACAAAATTAGATGAATCTGTTAATGCTATTAAATCAGATTTATTTATTACTGATGTTGAGAAAGATATTAGTAATAAAAATTTTGGTAAAGCATTATCTTTATTAAAAGATGTTAAGTCATCTAAATTTTTAGATACTGATAAAAGAATTACATTAATAGGAAAAATTCAAACAGAATTTAACAAAGAATTATCTATTACAAATATAGATAATATTCTTGATAACAAACTTGGAGTTTATGCTGTAGGTGCACAATTAAAAAATATAGACGAAAGTATTATTACAAAAAAAAACTTAGAAGAAGGAATGAATAGAAAAGCTCAAAATGGAATTAATACCCCAGCACAAGTTATAGAATTATCTATTAGTAATGCTGCTGCAGTTCCATTATATAAATCTATTATTAATGGAGGATCAGCAAATATATCTGACACAGGAAATAAACAATTAACTAAACAAGGTTTAGAATATTACAAATTATTTAAAACACAAAATGGTTTTAATTCTTTAAAATCAACATACAAAATAGATAAAGAAACATTAGCTTCTTATGCGAGAATGGATTTTGCAACAAATTATTTAAAAGAAACTTTTGATTCAGCTTTTGCAAGAGAAGTAGACATTAAAAACAAACCAGAAAGTTATAAATTAAGAACTGTAGATGATATAAAAGTTGATGCAACTTTTTCAAATATTGATATGCCAGGATTTTTTTTAGGAGATATTCAAAATGCTCAAACAACAAAATATATATTAAAAAATATTGCTAATATTTATTATAAAGCAGGTGGAGATCAAGATAGTGCTTTAGATGGTGCTAGACAATTTGTTGAACAAAATTATAGAATGGATTTATTTCAACAAATTGTTCCAATAGATAATTCTTTACCCGAATACCATGATGCGGCAATCAAAACATATATTAAAAAAATATATGATGAAGGTCGTATTAACAAAGAAACAAATAAATTAGATGATATTATTCCAGTATATTACTCTTTAGGCGGACTTTCTGATGTACAAGGAATTATTTTAAAAAATAAAACAAATGATCAAACTATATCTATAGGTGCTTCAATTCCATTTGGAGATTTTGATGAAGTCTCTTATGACAGTGCTAGATTAACTCAAAAAGATATTGTTGAAAAAATATATTCATTAAAAAAAGATAAAAGATTTGCAGGTAATGTAAAAAAATATAATTTATTACAAGATAAAAGAAAAAGAATGTTTGAATTAACTCAACCCTTTGTAGAATCTGGTTTTGGACAACCAGCAGAATAATATGTCAAGCGAACTATTAAATGTAATTAATGAAAGTGAAGATACAGAATTATTAAATTCTAAAAATGTTAATCCATTAGAAGAAAAATCAGACGAAATTAAATTTACTGTAGATAAAATGGGTCTTAACACACCTGGATCAGTAGTACCTACAGATGTAGATTATTTTATAAGAAAACAACAAGGTAAACTAGAACCAGAATATACATTTAAAGAAGCATTAGGAAAAGCATTTGATATAGATAATTTTTTTATTTCTGGAATTAACAAGTTTATGCAGGATGATGGTCCAGCAATAGATTTTAATTTTGTTCCAACAAAAGAAATGTTTGAATCTATAGATAAATATCCATCTTATATGAGAGGTGCTTTTTATGAGGCAAGAAGTGAAGAACATTTTTATAGTATTCAAAAACAAGTTGAGGAAAGAATAGAAACTGAAGATGAGCTTTCAAAACTTGGATGGAAAGGTTTTGGTGCTAGAGCAATAGCTGCAACTGCCGATCCCTTTGCTTGGCTTTTATCTGCTGCAACAATTCCTTTTGGTGGATTTGGAGCTTATGCAACTATGCCAACAAAATTAATGAGATTAAATAGAGCTATAAAATTTGGTGCTATTGTTGGTGGTGAAAATGTTGCAATAGAAACTGGATTAGTTGCTTTAGATCCTCTTAAAAGTATAGAAGATATTAAATATGCAATGCTTGCTGGATTTACTTTAGGAGCTCCTGCTGGTTGGATTGGTAGAGTAAATGCTCCCGTAAATAAAGTTCCAACTGAAATTGTAACTTCTTATAAAAAATTAGATGTAGCAGCAGAAAAAATGAAACAAAATTTACAATTTGAAGAAGTACAGCAGTTTGCTGCTGAAAATAATCTTACACTTAATCCACAATATATAAAAAATAATAGAATGAAATTAACAAATGAAGTTAATGCTATGAATCCAAAAATAATAGATGACCCAAGAAATGAACCTGGAGTAGGAACTTATTGGGAAGAAAATTTTAAAGCAGGAAAAATTGGTGTTGATTTAAATGGTCTTAAAATGGTTCTTCCTGGTCATTGGAGATTTGATATTTCTAGTCAGTTAAATAGATCTCCAGACCCATTAACAAGAAGATTTAGAGAAACATTTATTTCTGATCCTGTTGTTGGTAATCCTAAAGGAGATACCGCAGTAGAGTGGAAGCAAAGATCACAATATAAAACTTTATATCCATATATGAATGAAAGAGAAGTTGCTTTACAATCTTTTAAAAAACTTAATAAAGATGTTTCTTTTGGTAATACTATTAAAACAGAAGATAAATTTGAATCTTTAATGTCTGATTTAAAAGAATTTCCAGAAAGATTTATTAATTCAAAAGAAATTACAAATGAAATGAGAAAACTTGTTTCTCTTGCTGATGAATCGTTTGATAATACTTTAGATCTTATTGCTCAAACTGGTAGAGAGGGTTGGAAAGAAGTAGCTAGTTTTAGACAAAAAAATTATATTCCTCATGTTCATTCACAAGCAAAATTAAATAATTATTTACATGAATATGGAAAAGAACAAGTAGAAGAAGTTTATAAAAATTCTTTAAGATCTATGAAGGGAGATTTAGGAGAAAAAACTTTTAATCTTTTGATAAAAAGAATGATTGATAAAATATCTTCTCCTAATTTTCTAGGTAAAGAATCTGATTTAGCAAGATTATTTCAAGGTACTAATGAAGTTGCTATAAGAGAATTTTTAGAAGATTTAGATTTAAATGAAGAACAAATAAATGCAATTCTTGCTAAAATTAAAAAGGGTTCTGGAAATACTTTAGATAGAAATGCAAACAGAAGATTACCTTTTGACTTAAATGCAAGAACAGATGTTAAAAATTTAAAAACAAATAAAATAGAATCTTTATCTGTAAAAGATATAACAGAAAGAAATTTAACTAAATTATTAAGAACATATAATAGCCAAGTTTTAGGACAAGCTGCTATGGCACGTTTTGGAAATTTTAACACAAATAAAGATTATAAAAATTTTTTGTTAAAATTAGAAACAAGAGAAAAGGATTTTCCTAATCAAAAACTTTATAGAGATAAAGAAAACATAGAAGTTATTGTTGCAGATCTTACTGGTAGACAATCTCCTTTAGAAAAAGGTGGTGATCCAAATGGATATATGAGAAGAGCAGTTAGGTTTATTCAAGATTATAATTTTCTTAGATTGTTTGGTCAAGTTGGATTTGCTCAAGGTGCAGAGTTATACAGTGGTATTAGTGAGGTTGGATTAAAAACTTTTTTAAAAGCAAACCCAGCAAAAAAAGAAGTTTTTGATAAATTGAGAGCTGGTAAATATACTTATGACGATCCTATTTTAGAAGAATTAAGAATAGAAGGAACACCTATAGCTCTTGATAAATATATGCAATCACCTACTGGAAGATTTGATAATGATATGGAATTACCTACAGGTAATGTTGGAGGTTCTTTTGATAATAAAGAATTATTAATGGGTAAAGGAAAAAGATTTGTAGCAGATATATCTGGATTGAATCCTATGACCGCTTATACTCAAATTATTGTTGGAAGAGGAATGTCTTTTAAAATATCCGATATTGTAAATGATTATTATAAAAAATTTAATACTACAAAGATATATAATAAACTTAATAAAGGAGACCAAGTAAGATTTAAAACATTAGGTTGGAATGAGCAAGAATTTGATAATATTGGAAAACAAATTAAAAAACATTCTGTTTATGAAAATGGAAAATATCAAGCTATTGGATTAGAAAATTGGGATCCAAAAGCTAGAGCTGATTATATTGTTGGAATACAAAGAATTGTTGATAGAGTTGTAATAAGAAATGATGTTTCTGTATTAAACAGATTTTTTACAACAGACTATGCTAAAACAATTATTCAATTTAGAACATTTACTCTTGGATCTTATACAAAACAATTATTAAATAAATTATATGTATTAGCGGAAACAAGAAGTAAAGATTATCATACTTATGGTAATTTTATGGCATCTATGTTAGGAGCATCACAATTCTATGCTGTTCAAAGTTACATAAATTCTTTTGGTAGAAGTGATAGAAAAGAATATTTAGAAAAAAGATTATCAGTAGAAAATTTAGCTAAAATAGGATTTTTAAGATCTTCTTGGTCATCTTTATTACCAGGTGTTATAGATACTGCTTTATATCCATTTACAGACAATTTACCTTTTACTTATGGAAGAAGCTCGGAGTTAGCATCTTCTACTATTAATAGTATTCCTTCAGTAAACTTATTTAATAGTATAGTTGATACTACTAGAAATATTAATAAATTAGCATTTGATTCAGATTACCAACCATCTAAAGGTGATGTATCTAAATTTACTTCTTTAATTATATTGCAAAATGCTTTATTGGTTAAAAATATTAACAATATGATTGTTGATGATTTAGGAGAATAGTATATAGGAATAGTAATATGACAGTATCTTCAACTACAGTAAAAAATTCCTACTCTGGTAATGGTAGTACAACCCAGTTTGCATATGGGTATAAAATATTTGCAGACTCAGACTTAATCGTAATTATTAGAGTTAATAGCACAGGTGCTGAAACTGTTAAAAGTTTAGGTACACACTATAATGTAGCTGGTGCTGGTGATGCTA